GGCAAATGTCCGTAGGGTCGAACGACGAGAAAAGCTTTGTTAAAAGCTTTCTTGCCTCGCGAATGATCACAAACCGACGAATTTCAGGAGAAAGTTGATAAGACTTTGATATGTCTTCCAACGATCCTGCGACGAATCGGTTGCGATTAATACTATGCCAAGCACGATACAAATAAGTAAACGAGCTGTGCAATTCCGACAAGTCTTTCTCTGACTTCTTAAAGTCATCGATAACTTGTTGTTCTTGTGCCTCTTCATAAGGGAGTTCATACTTGTAAAACAAGTAGAGGACCTGCCTTACGAACTTAACGCATTGTGCGTCTGGATCAGGAAGGAGTAATCCGTCCGGATGGAATATACGTTCGAACAGTTCACCGAGAAACCTCGGCAACTGAGTAGGCCTGCGCACAGCAAAGCGCACAAGTCTACCGTCGAAACGTACATTTCCTGTAAGCGCCTGATCAAGGTGCTTACCAAGACGGGGTAAAGTTTTCGTTAGAAAACTAACTCCTTCAGAGAGATACCTACGTCTTACCCATTGCTGGGTGAGTCGCAGAGATCTTGTGTTGAACACTCCAAGTGACGCGTGAGCGTCTGCTAGAAGTGCAGCGATGATTTCACTTTCATCTAGGCTCTTATTGGTAACCATAAGGATTACCTCCTAGAGCATGCACACTCTAACAGATACCGACGAGAAACAAGCAAATGATGCATATCTCATACGTCAGTCGTGATGTAAGTCGTAATATTTTATTATTACGAGCGCATCCGCTAGATTCCACTTCATCTCATCTGAACTTGCGTCCAGAAGACGAAGAAGTGCTACATCATGCAAACCCGCCTGCTCTCTCGCGAGAGTAAGAAGGTAAGCGTGATACGTATGTTCATCCAACTTATGCCCATTTTCGTTACCTTCGTGGTAAACGTCAAGTAGGAATAATAAGAACGAATATGCATTCTCATGAATGAGTAGTTCTCTCATGTCGAATACGAACTCATAGCAAGTGTCTCTCCCAAAAGGAGAAACGCGAGCTAAGTCGCCTTCTTCATAAGTAACCCATTTGCCAGGATGGCGCGCCATATCCACGACCAAATCTAGGTCGAGTAAAAATGGAACGCCAATTTTCGTAACTTTGCTTTTCACTGTGGTCTTCTTTCTTTTGTGAGACCAGGAACTGCTTCCTTTTTAGGGAGTAACAACTGCCAGCTCACAAGAGCCAGAAGTTAAATACCACCGGAAAGCAAGTTCGAAGCACCAGTGCCCGTACAGTCAAAGAGAACTGTCGTCCCAGCGCCAGTTGTGGCGAGTAGGGACATTAAGTTCGCAATGAGGAGCTTCACAGTGTTAGCATCGACCTCGTTACCGATTGCTCGGTCGAGGACGACATAACAACTGTTCTTGAAGTTCTTCGTGTTATCGTAGGAACCAATCACCGTTTTATCAAAACGGAGAATGGACCTGCGACGACGCGACGTACCGCTGCCGGTCTCTTGATGAGACACGGTAAAGCGGTGGGGCAGAGCCGGAGTGTCATTAACTTTTTGCCACTCCGTCCCGTTTGTCAGATTTCGAATCTTTTCAAATTCGACTTCTGCACCGGCTGCATCCTTGATCTCGTTTGTTATAAGTGTGTTAAACATGCTTATGGTTGAGCTTCTAAAGCTCTGGAATGCTTTACCGCATTCTGGTGTGAGGGTGTCTCGCTGGCGTATTTGCCAGTGCCACACCCAGACTAAGCTCTACCGCGCTCAGTCCACTCCCAAAAAGGGAGGTAGTACTTGCCGGCAACTCTACGTCTCGACGATAAGTCGATTCGTAAAGCGTCGGTAAGTAAGTATCTGGGATGGATGGATTATAGGTAGCTCCAGAACCTTGCGCAGCTGTAGACCAAAAGTATACAGCAGTGCGTTGGTGTCTGGTCCAACTCCACAGATATCTATGTACGTTCACCTGCGGTTTCATGTTGATAGTTTTGCGATCCTTGAGCCATCTCTGAACAGAGATGACCCAATCGACAACAAAACTCCAGGGTATGGCGTTCCAGATAATGGAAGGGTCAAGGTTGACCCCGACACGATCTAATAACGTCAACAACTGAGCATG